CTTTTCTCTTTATATAAAAAACAATATATAGCTTATAGCGAATAACATAATGTATGTGTCTATGTATATTTAAATGAGTTCTAAGAGGTGTTATATAGTTTTAGGAGTTAGTATACCTAATGATATATAGCGTGTCTTATATGGCATTTAAATGTGTTATGGCTTTATTTAGGTATTCTTGCATTGTATAGCTATTTTTAGTATATTATATATAACTAATAAAAGAAATTATGACGACAACACCAAGATGAAGACCAAAAAAGCTGAGACCTTATGATAAGCTTACGAAGGTTGAGAAGGAGACAATTTATTACAATTACACAAACTGATGAAGCGAACTTTCGTTATGAGACTTTGCTAGGCAGGAGAGACTAGCTCCTATTGATATGAGTAAACTTTTGAGAGTTTATGAGGTTGCCACTTGAGAGGATTTGAATAATGAGTTGAATAGAATATTGAAGGCTGACAGTGATATAGTATTGAAGAGTCAGGGGTATATAAGAGAATATTTAGACGGTTTGGCGGACAGTAGAAAGAAGGTGGGGATAAAGGAGATAGAGACAATATTGAAAGCCGCGGACAATGCGTTGAAGAGAACAACAATAATTAATAAGGTTATAGAGGATAAGAAAGAGGGGAATAAATGAACACCTATGGAAATAAAGCTTTCCTTGTAAAAAGAAAAGCTAAGCTTAGCTTATAAGAAGAAGAGAATGAATATAGAGAATAAATATAAATTAAAAGACACTGTTTTTATTAATGATGATAGATATATAGTGTGTAAAGTGGCTTGTGATTATAATAATGAGATAGACTATCTATTATGGTATTCTAAAAATAATAGCTATGATTGGTATGATGAGTGGCAAATACAAGATAAGCCTAATATAATTTGATTTAAGGAAAATAATGACGAATGAAAAAACAAAACTTAACCTAGACTTCTTAAAAGACTGGCAAACTAAAGCATTTAAGAATATACAGAAGCATAGATATAGTGTATTGATAATACACAGAAGAGCGGGGAAGTCTGTATTGGCTATTTCCTATTTGCTATACAAGGCTCTAAGTAATCCTAGGAAGGACTTGTGATATTTATGACCCTATCTAAATCAAACAAAGAGTATAGCGTGGGAGTATTTAAAGAAGTTTGCTGAACAAATACCTTGAGCTGTTACTAATAATAGTGACTTAATTGTTAGATTTTCAAATTGAAGTTCAATAAGACTGTTTGGTTGAGATAATCCAGACACTCTGAGGGGTTTAAATTTGAGTACAATAGTTATAGATGAATATGCGGATATAAATCCTGAATTATATGGTAAAATTATATTTCCACAAATTAACTTCCACGGGGAAGAGGGACAGAGTATATTTTTATGAACTCCACAAGGTAAGAATCATTTCTATAAACTTCGGAATGAAACAAAGAACGATGATAAGCGGTATAGGCTTAAACTTGATGTAGAAAAAAGTTGAACACTCTCGCCAGAGCTTATAGAAGAGGCTAGAGAGCAGTTGCATTTAAGTCAGTTTATGCAAGAGTATATGTGTAGTTTTGAGGCTGCAGTGAGAGGTAGTTATTATGCTGAGTATATAGAAAATCTAATAAAAGAAGACAGAATACAAAGTAGTATATACGACCCCTCTTTACCTGTAACAGTTCATATAGATTTATGAATAGATGATGCTACAGCTATGATATTTACACAATATGTATGAAGTAGAGTTTATTGGATTGATTATGAAGAATTTAATGGGAAGGGTTTTCCATATTATATGCAGCTTTTAAAGAGTAAAGATTATAATTATGATACCTTTTATTTACCGTGGGATGCTAATGTTAGAGATTTATCTACGGGGACAACAAGGCTTGAAACATTTAGAAAGATGTCAGAAGGTGTTGCAGAGGTGGCGATAGTTGCCAGACAGAAGGTTGAGGATGGGATAAATGCTGTAAGGGAAATGTTCCCGAACCTATATATAGATGATGGCTTAGAAATACAATTAGATAGACTGGGTATGTATGAAGCTAAATGGGATGAGAAGAGACAAATCTTTACAAAACCTATACATAATGAGTTTAGTCATTTAGCTGACGCGATGAGATATTGCGCGACAACATATCAAAACAAAACACTGGTGGTTAATTACGAGCCTCCATTTACGGTTGACTACGACAGCTTAATTTAATAATAATAATATATAATGTTTGACTCAGATAGCAAGAAGAGGACAATAGTTATTCCTTCTTTTCCTTGATTAAAAGAAAAAGAAATTTTAACTCAAGTGGGGAATGAATATTTACAAGGGTATAATGCTGTTGTAAGTAAGAGAAAGAAAATGGAAGATGACTTAAAGCTTTATTATGTTGCTGCAACAAAGAAAGATAAAGTTAATGTACACACTATATATACAACAATGCAAACGTATATGAGTGTATATTATAATGATAAAAGTGTAGTTGAATTTGAAGAAAGAAGTGCTTGAGGTAAATCTTATGCAGATAATTTAAATAGACTATATGAATTTGATTATGATGAAATGGACGTTGATAAATTAGATTATCAATGGGCGTGGGATGCAGGTTTTCATTGAGTTGGTCTAAAGGTTACAGACTGATGGGATAACAATTCCAAGACACCTATAAGTAAAATAATGAGTCCATTAAGTTGGGTACCAGACCCACAAGGTTGATTTAGTATAGAATCGCACAGATGGTGTGGTTTTCAAACTGAGGTTACAAAAAATGAACTAGGTAAATCTTATTCAAATGTAGACTTAATTAATACTCAACCAGCTAGTGAACAAGAACAAATAAGAATAGCTTATCAAGAAGGTAGAGACCTATCTGATTTATGAGTGGAAGATAAAGAGAATGCAAAATATTCTATCTACCATCATTATACAAGAATTAAATGAGAGCCTTTTTTAATTACAACTGCTAATGAACACACTCTTATAATAAGAATGATGAAAATAGCTCCTGTATTTAAAGAAGAGAAGAAAGATAATAGTAAGATATTATATCCAATCTCTCTTAAATATTATGCTCCATTAAAAGGGGACCCATTTGGTGTTAGTTTACCAGATTTATTAAGAGATAAACAAAGCGCGGAAAGTAAGCTGTTTAATTTAACACTGATAAGCGCGACAAGAAATGCTTTAGGTGATGATAAATTATACAATCCTAAGAAGATTAAGAATATTAGAGATTTACAAACACCTACTATTGGTGGTAAATATATAGCTGCTAATGTTAATGAGGGTGAAAGTTTAGGTAATGCTATTATGCAAGTACCAAAAGAAAATCCTACAGCTCTTCCATTTAATATAGAAGACAGACTTAGCTCATTAACACAACTATCTACAGGTATTAATGCTAATACAATGGGTGTATGAGGTATGCAAAATATGACTGCTGCTGAGAGTCAAAGTATACAAAAGAATGCTAACCTTAGATTTATATTAGGGAGTAAGGTTCAATTATGGGGTGAGAAAGACTCTGTACATCACTGGCTTAGAAGTTATATATATAACCTATCTGGGACAGCTAAGAAAGTATTTAAAGTTACAAAAGTGTTTGGGTCTTCATATTTTGAATTAAGTAGAAAGGATTTTATAACAGAAGAAGACCTTAGAGTTAGAGTTCGCTCACGCTCTGAAATAGAAGAAGAAAAACAAAAATATAAAAATGATTTATATGGTACAGCTCCACAAATATTAGCTGACCCTAATACTCCTAAGGTTGGGAAGAATTTGATAAAGAGGAAAATGTTAGATTTCTGATTATTTAGTGAAGAGGATATAGCTAAAATGACATTAGATATAGACGAAGAAACTGCTAAATTAGATATAGAGCTTTTAAATGTTTGAGAAGACCCTCAAGAAATACAAGAAGGTCAAGACCATTTAACATATATAAGTGAATATTACGCAGCAGAGGACTCAGATAAGAAATGGGAGGCTATACAATCTAGAAAAGAAGCTTATATGCAGTCTATGCAAAAAACTGCACAAGACTTAGGTGCTATACAACAAGCTATGTGAGAAGGAGGATGAACAACACAAAATATAGCATCTAGTAATGCTGCAAGTAGACAATGAGCTTCTATACAACAAGAAGCTAAGCAAACAGCAAGCTTACAAGATGTTTAATAATAATCGAGACAAGTTCTCATAATAAATAATAAAAAGAAAAAAGAAAATGGAAAAACAATATGTATTAACAACTTCATGTTATAGAAGAAGAAAAGAAACAATGAGTAGATACAGTTGAAGAACTTTTAGAAGACTAATATAAAAATAAATAATGGAAAAGCACGAAGCAATGAGTTTACAAGAATTAACTAAACATCCTTGATGGGGTGTTTTAGTTAGTGAACTTAATATAGAAATAGATGAAATAGAAACTAAAATATTTAGTGTTAGAGGTGAAAAATGAAACCTTGTACAATATACAGAAGATGATATATTGAGAGCTACAAGGAATGTATTTAAAACATTATTAGAAACACCTGCAAAAGCAATAGAAAGTTTTGATATTACTGAAATTATAGAAGAAGAAGAATAATAATTTCCCGTCTTATGGTGAGTGAAGACGCTAAACTCGTATTACTTAGGGGCTGAATAAGACCCGCACAACTTATTTTAACTCATAATCATTTTGGAAAATGACTAATGAAAATGCTGTTGACGAAGCAGAGAAAACTATCGACTGGGAAGCCAGAGCTTTAAAAGCTGAGAACAAAATTGTTCAAATGAAGCAAAAACCTAAAGAAGAAGAGAAGAAAGAGGAAACTCCAGCTGCTACCGTTGAAAATAAAGAGGAAGTAACGCCTGAGGTTAAAAAAGAAGATTCTTCTGAATTAGATGTTTTAAAAACTAAAATAGCTGAACTAGAACAAGAGAAAACTATAAATAATAATGTTTCTGCTACTAATGCTATGAGTATTAGCGGTAATGAAGCAACTGACACTTGATTCAGTTCTATTTCTTCTTGAGATTTTGATAAAATGTCTCAATCAGAAAGAAGTGAATATATGTCTAACTCAATGAAAGCCAACTGAGATGAGGTTGTGTTTTCATAATTATATTAATAATAACAAAAATATATTATGTCAAATAATATTGCTGCAAATAAAGCAGAAGCTTGGTCTTCTGTTATGCAAGAGGTGCTTAGAGAAGCATTCGTTGGTAAATTTATTACTAACACTAAATTTGAAGGGTTATTCAATGGTAATGATACAGTTCATTTTCCTAGACTTACTCCTATTGTTTCAAAAGACTTAGCTACTTCTTACAGTTCTGTTACTGTACAAGATTTAGTTACTACTGATGAAACTTTCACATTAGATACTAGAAAACATTTCGCTTTTGAATTAAGTGATGAGGATATGATTGAAATGAAAATTTCTCCTAAAACTCAAGCTATACAAGATGGCGCTCACGCATTTGCAAACGACTATGATAATGCTATTATGGCTGAATATGCT